ACAATTCTGACAATTATACAAATTGTATGAAAATTAGAAACAATTCTGACAATTAATCAATCTGTCTGACTTTAATACTTTTTTGTTAAACTGTTGACTTTTATATGCAAAACTGGTACTATGATCTTGCAAACAAATAAATAAATAGCAAAATATGTAAAGGAGATTAAAACATGTTAAAATCATCTATCAAAATAACCTGCCGTCCTTATGATGGCAACAGCAAAACAAAAGCTTTTATCGAATTAGCCCTTGATAATACGCTTGTCATTAAAGGTATGACGCTTATAGAGGGGTCAAAAGGGTTATTTCTTTCTTTTCCATCTTCAAAAGGAAAAGACGGGAAATATTACAACTCAATTTACTCAATGGATAAGGAGTTTACAGGTCAGTTAGAAGAAGCTTGTATTAAAAAATACAATGAAGTCAGCAAGGATTCTGATAACTCAAATAAACAGCAGTTTTCATAAAACTATAAGGTGTATCAAAATGAATATATACGAAAAAAATGGATGGTTGGATATCCCTAAAATCGTGAATACATGTGAAAAAAACGATATAAATTTTATTTTTATCATAGGTGCAAGACGTACTGGAAAAACATATGGAATCTTCAAACATTTCATCGAGGATGTTTTTTCAAAGGATGAAAAAGTAATCTATATGAGAAGAAAAACTACTCAAATAGATTCTGTACTGGTCGATACAATGAATCCTTGGATAGACATAAATCATGATCTTCACAAAAATTTCTTTTTTAAAAGGGTAAAGGGTGAAAAAAGCCGGGTATCCTTGCAAGAGATCAATGAAGCAGGAGAGGAAGTTTATCATGGGGAAGCGTTTAGTCTTACCAGTTTAATGAATAATCGTGGTTTTTCTGGATCCGGTTTTTCGGAAGGAATCTATGACGAGTTTATCCCGGAGAAGCTTGACAAAAGAATCAAAGGAGAAGAGGATGCATTTTTAAACGGAGTGGAAACAATTTCTGCCAACCGTGAGTTACTTGGTCAGAAGCCTTTTCGTTGGTGGGTTGTCTCAAATAGTAATACACTTGATTCCCCGCTTATTCAGTCTTTCGGATTGCTTCCGAACTTGGAAAAAATGAAGAAGTCCGGACAGGAGTTTTCCATGTTAAAAGACCGTGGAATCATCATTATTTTGATTAATAAAAGCCCCATTTCAGAAAAGAAAAGAAAGACAGCACTTTATAAGGCTCTTACCGGAAGTACAGATTTTGAAAAAATGTCTCTTGACAATGATTTTGCATATGATGATACGAGTTCTATAAAGTCAGAAGATTTGAGAAACTACAGGTTGATTTGTGTAATTGGAACTATTGGAGTTTACGAACACAAAAAAGAAGCTAAACTTTACATAAGCGATCATATTTCCGGAACGTGCAAAGATGTTTTTCCAGACAGTGAGTTGGGTAAATCACAGTTTAAATACTATTATTCATGGATATATAACTATATTATTAGTAATAGAATTTTCTATCAGAACCTAACTGTAAAATTTTATCTTGAAAAAATTTTTAATTTGTGATATTTTTATTTTAAGGGAAAAACAGCTTCATCAACCGTCGGAAACGGATGCTATAGGGATGATTACCCGTAAGTTTTTCCCTTAATTTTTTCTTTCCTTCATATATTTCCCTTAACATCCGTTTTTCTCAATAGAAAGGAGAAAAAACAAAAAATGAAAATCGAAGAAGTAGTTGCACTCGCAAATGCAGGTTTTTCAAAATCTGAAATTCTTGGATTTGCAGGGCAGAATCAGAACCAGAACCAGAATCAGAACCAGAACCAGAATCAGAACCAGAACCAGAATCAGAACCAGAACCAGAATCAGAATGATATGGTTCTTGATGCTATCAATAAATTAACAGCTACGATTCAGGCTTCAAATATCCAGAACACAGGGAACACGGGGACAAATCCCCCAAGAACAGAATCAGACATTATTAACGATATGATGAAAATCATGAATTAGAAAGGAAGTGAATTAAATTGGCAGTAAATAGTTTAAACCCGCAGGATGCCTATACACTTATCAATTCCGTTGCTAAACAGGCTACCGGACGTTCTAACCTTGTAGCGACTGATACAAGTTCTTTTGTTTCCGTAGGGGAAACCTTATTACGTACTGGGGTAGAAAACACACTGAATGCAATCAGCACAGTATTTGCATATACTTATTTTTCAAATGAATCTTATACCGGTAAATTAAAGACCGTCGAACAGACAAATGTTCGGTGGGGGGCTATTGTCCGTGAAATTACGTCCCTGTCAATGGACGCAGAGCAGTCGGATGACTGGAATACAGAGCAGAATCCGAACACATTGGACGATGGCAAATCCATCGACATGTACAAGATTCATAAGCCGAAAGTACTTGAACTCAAGTTCTACGGCACAAAGTTGTTACAGAGATCAATCACACGGTTTCGTGACCAGCTGGCTCTTGCATTTTCAAGTGAGGACGAATTTCTCAGATTTTACGAAGCAGTTATGATTGAGTTTCGTAACGATATAGAAACAGACAGAGAGAGTGAACGGCGTGCTACCATGCTCAACTATATGGCAGGCTTATCATCTCTTGGAATGGAAGTTGACCTTGCACATGAGTTCAACACAGAGAATGGAACACAGTATACAAGAAAACAGTTGCTTTCTGAACACCGTGACAAGTTTATGCCGTTCGTGGTTGCTCGAATCAAGCTTGATTCTGAAAAGTTGACAGAGAGATCAACCAAGTACAGATTTACGATTACAGGGTTTGAAAACCTTTTGAGATTTACAAGAAAAGAAAATCAGCGACTTATGATGCTGTCAAGTTTCTGGATCAACTCAGAAACACAGACCATGCCGTATGTGTTTGACGATAAAAATTTACAGATCGAAAATAAGGAACTTGTCAACTGGTGGCAGTCCGCTGATAACGAATCAGCGATCCAGATTACACCATCCATCATTGGAGCGGATGGTCATGCAAAACAGGCAAAAACAGAGGTTAACTTACCGTATGTCCTTGGCGTTCTTTATGATCGCCGTGCAATGGGTATTAACTGGCAGTTTGACTACAGTTCAACCACTCCATTCAATAGCCGGGGTGGCTACTATAACATGTATGTTCATTCCAGAAAAAACTACTGGAATAACTTTACACATAACGGAATCCTTTATGTGATCGGGGAGGGGGGAAAATAAAATGTTAGCTGCGTTATTAACTATTCCTGCCGGTGGTTCTATAACTGTAAAATTTCCATTTAGAAAAATAGGTATAAGAAGATTAATAGTATCTTCTCCTCATAATGATATTGCATTAAATTATGACGGAGTCCCAATTATTATGTTTAACAGTTCCAACGGATTTGTTGAATTGAATTTTGAAAGCTATTACGGATATCCGGATTCGTCTTTATTTTCAATGGTTAATAATGGAACTACTCTTGTACAAGCGCAAGCGACAGTGCTTGTCGATTATGTCCCAGACGCACCTATAAATAGTAATTATTTTGAGAGGAGTTAGCAATGATGGAAACATTTTTAACTATCTTGGGAAACTATGCATTTCCTATCGTTTGTTGTATCGCCATGGCATATTTTGTTAAGTACATGTATGACCAGACCAACGCACGAGTTGACAAACTCAACGAAGATCATAAAAACGAAGTTGACACACTTTCAGAAGTGATCAAAAATAACACGATCGCTCTGGAAAAGATGAATACGTTAATCGAACAGATTGGAAAGTAGGGGTAATATGACAGCAAATGAACTTGTAGTGTACGCTCATAATTTAATTGGTACTCCTTATGTGTGGGGTGGCTCAACTCCTGCACATGGTCTTGACTGCTCCGGATTGCTTTACTGGATCCAGAGGACAGCGGGCTCAGACGTTGGACGATATAACGCAGCAACTTATGCAAATATGGGAGTGGCAATTCCGGTTGGTCAGCAGAAGCCCGGTGATTTCTTATTCTTCGGGTCGCCTGTTAATCACTGTGCTATTTACATTGGATATGGAAAAATGATTGAAAGCCGGGGCGGTCGTAAAAACACGGCAGATAACCCAGGCACAGGAGTTGTGATCTCTCCGGTAACTCGCCGGCATGATCTTGTCTGCGTCCGCAGGGTATGGGATTCAAGCCCATCATACGTAGTAGGACGGACTTATCGAACACAGGTTGACCATTTACATGTTCGATTTTCCGTTTGGGGTCAGATCAAAGAATACTCACAGCTGACAAGGGATGGTATGAAACACGCTTATTCCGATGGATGCTTGAAAAAAGGAACAGAAGTTACGGTCAAAGACATGAAACAGGATGAATCCGGTGCTTTATGGGTACGTATTCCATCCGGTTGGATCTGTGCCATTACTTCAAAAGGAGATGTTTACTTATCATGACAGAAATAGTTTTGTACCATTTTTCGAAAAGAAAAAATAGCACAAAGCGTCCTATAGGGCAGGGGACAGAAGTTCCCTGTCTTTTAAAAACTGCAACTACATTTCAAAGTCCTACGTTTATTTTACAAAAATCAATGAATGACATGCTACAATTTAACTATTGCAAATGGGCTGACCACTATTATTTCATTGATGCAACTACATCAATCAATGCGGGACAAACGGAAATAACTTGTACTGAGGACGTTTTGGCAACTTATAAAAATGAAATAGGCGAATATACATGCTTTATTGAACGATCCGATCATCAAGACCCTTTGCTTGATGATCCGCTTTATTTACCCACTGAGGACTGGCAGAAGCAGGATACTATAGTTGCACAGCCAGTTAATGTATTTGTTAATGGATATGCAGGCAACTATATCATGCGCATTGTAGGAGCGGCAGGGGTTGAAACTTACTATGTTACGGAAAAACAGTTAGGTTTGATTGTGAGTTTCATGTATACGGCTGATAACTTCCAAGAACTAATTGAGAACGCAACTACAAAGTTTCTTTTCGATCCTGCAAAATACATTATTGATTTAAAATGGCTACCCTTTCGCTCAAGTAATTTTATAGGAATAATGAATGATGTAAATTTGGGCTATTGGGATTCCGGTGTTCAGGCTTTATTGATTGGTGGGGCTTCAAGTAGTCCGGTGGTGCATTTTTCCTACAATCTTGAACTGACTAATCCACTTTATTCTAATACAGATTTTCGTTTTTACAATGGTAATTTTAGCCGTTACTTTGTACAGCTTCCTTGCATTGGAGTAGTTCCGGTAGATATTACAAAGACAAATAATGGTCAGTTATTAGCCGATTACTATTTCGATGCATATTCTGGAATATCTGATGTATGGCTAAAATCTGGAAGTACTGTAATAGGACACTATCAGTGTCAGATGACAGTACCGGTAAACATAGCAGGTGCAAACGTCAACATTGGTGATGCATTGATTGGTGGACTTTCCACCGTCTCTTCAGCTATGACAGGAAATGCACTCGGCGTATCTTCTGGTGTACTTAACACTATGCAAACCATTTTATCTCCAGAAGTTACAAGCATTGGTGCGGTTGGATCAGTGGGGGGAATCCTAAATAATCTTGATGCATCAGTAATCTGTTATACAAGAATGAGCACAGAGCCAAACGGTGCAGGTGAGGGATATGCAGACGGAAACAGTCGCAAGATTTCAACGTGTTCCGGCTATCTCAGATGCAGAAACGCATCCATAGAAATTAGTGGATTTACCGGAGATCAAGAAGTAGTGAATAACTACTTGAATAGTGGTTTTTATTATGAATAATGTTTCACGTGAAACATAGAAAAGAGGTAAAATTATGTGGTGTCCGATTGGATTCGATAAAATCAATATCATTTCAAATTACTTCCAACCATCGGGAATCAAGGCAGACAGTCTATATACTGACACGTTTGATCGTATGCTATATGAAAGAGTGTGTTCTATTTTTGACATAACATACAATGCAAAATTTGACGTCGACTATTTTAAGTATTGCCTACTTGGTGGTGGGTTCATAGCGATCACGGATACTCCTGCATATGGGATTATTGCTCAATATCCTGCGCTTGAGGGTTATAACATGTACTGCAAACCAACAATTGCTAGCATTAACACGTATGCTACCAATGCCAATATAAGCTTGCAGGGGTTAAAGATTGGTGAGGATTGTGCAGTCATCTATTTACGTCCATCCAGATGCGGGATTTTTGACATTATCGGTTATTATAGTTATAAGTTGGCTCTGGTAGCTTCCGCATTTGACATGAACGTATTCAACAGCAAATTAGCTTTTATGATAGCTGCCAAAAACAAAAGTGCCGCGAAAACACTGGAAAAAGTCTATGACCAAGTGCAGGAGGGTAACCCTGCGGTTGCGTATGATGTTTCAGTCAAAGAAAATGAGAACGCAAACATGAGGGGGAAAAGTTCAGAACCGTTTGAATTTTTCAACAAAGATTTGAAAAACAACTTTATATCAAAAGAATTAATTGAAGTGTTTGAAAAGCTTCTTGACCAGTTTGATACAGAAGTTGGAATTCCGTCTGTCGGATCTGATAAAAAAGAGCGATTGAATGTTATGGAAACTGAAAAAAACGATATAGAATCAGTGACACGACTTACTACATGGTTAGAAACAATGCAGGCAGGAATTGACATGGCAAACAGACTTTATCCCACTCTGAATCTGGACGTAAAAATCAGAGACTACAAAAAGGCAGGTGTAAAAAATGGGGATGTATAGAATTACGATAGCCGGACTTTATGAATATGACCAGACCTTATTCGATAACATGACTTTTCCGGCAGAAGCTGACAAGCAGAACTTTATTGACAGCTTGCTTTTATCCTATGGTGATTGTGAACCACTCTATCCGGACGGTGATTTTATGAAACAGTCAGCTATTCCGGCATGGTCAAAAAAATGGCAGGATTCCATTAATCGGGTATTTCTTGCTTTAAAGAAAGAATATAACCCAATTGAAAACTATGACCGACAGGAGACTTGGACGGATTCGCCGGACATTGAGCGAAATACAGTGACAGGTGGCAGTGACACAAATACGTTAAAAGCCGGACGTGGTTCAGTCACTTCAAACAGTGGCAGTGACACTAGGGAACAAAAAGTGAGTGCTTTTGATTCCTCAAACTATCAGCCATCACAGGAAGAAAGTACGTCCTATGGTAGTGCTACAAAGTTAGAGACTTCCGGACAGGACGTAAACAGTGTTGAGTATGGGCGAACTGAAAAAAATACGGAAAAAGGCTCTACGACCCATACCGGGCAGATTCACGGAAACATAGGTGTAACAACGTCTCAGCAGATGATAGAAAGTGAATTACAACTAAGGAAGCAATCATTTATAGATTATTGCACCGGATTGTTTGCCAGTGACTTACTGATTCTGGTTTATTGATAGAAAGGAGAACACATAATGATTAGTACGTACCCTCACAGTTCCATGCAGGACATGAATTTAGACTACTTATTAAAAGTAGCAAAGCAGGCAGGAAAGGATCATAAAGAATGGTCAGACATAAAAGGAACCGCACAAAAACAGATTGATGAAGCAATTAAAGATTCACTTGATTCCGGAGAGATTGGAAAAGTAGTTGATGATGCAACTAAAAAAATCTTGACGGATGAAATTGAACCGTTAAAAGGCACAGTAACCGAACAGGGCAAACTTATTTCTAACCTTGAAAAAAGATACGGTTTATTTGATTTAAGTGGCAGAACTATCATTATTGGTGACAGCTACACAGTAGGTTATACACCGGACGGAAACATTACTCCATGGACAGAACACTTTTTGGATTACTGTTCTATTGATAATGTAACGATCAAAAGCAATGGCGGTGCTTCTTTTTCAACTTCCAACAACTCATTCCTTATGCTTCTAAATCAGATTGACGCTGATCCATCTGTAAAGCAGATCTTAGTTGTTGGCGGATACAATGAGTTCGGTACTTATTCAGAAATTGAAAATGCAATCAATGCCTTTTATGGGGTGGCACAGACACGATTTCCGAATGCTAAAATCTTTGTTGCAATGGTTGCATGGTCAGCAGACAGCACCCAGTGGAACAGGTTCAAAATTGCAAAGAGTGTGTATAACACACAGCGGAAAAATTGGAACTATCTTAATGGAAGCGAATATATTTTACACGCTGACGGATTCATGGGGTCGGACGGTTTTCATCCAAACACGACCGGACAGGAAAGACTTTCTACCTACCTTGCGGAAGCAGTAAAGACCGGCTCTTGCCATCCATCCTTTTATGATGTAACTGCAAACTTTGAAGCAGGAGACTTTATAGCAACTATAGGAAGTAGTTGGGTGTTCGTTACGAATTACAAAGAAAACAGCAGTAATATTATCTGGAGTGATTATGTTTGTTTTCCAAACAGCGGCGAACTTATTTGTAATGGTACAGAATACTATCTCGGAAGAATCTATTCAACTTCCTTTGTTGGTGATGGAAACGGCTATACCTGCTATCCAACAACTGTGATTGTAAAATCCGGATCTGATTTTTATCACATTCCGGCACAACTGAATTTCAGAGCAAGGCAGATTTATCTTGCCTTGTATGACATCAGCGATGACAAACACAACTACAGAACCTTGACAAACGTAACACAGGTACAGATTCACAGAGGAAGTATTACAATGTAATGTTTCACGTGAAACATTTAAAGGGGTGCAAAATTTGCATCCCTTTTTAAATATATAAAACGTCTTTTGTCTCAAACGGCAACGGCAACCCTGTTTCCTTATCATACGGAATCGTATGATCCAACTCATACTCTGTATCGGATAATCGGATTGCACAGCCGTACTCTATTTCACAGCCATCAACAACTATTTTGTTAATACCTTTGTTATACAGATATTCCGTTTTAAGTTTCCAACTTGGGCCTTTTTTCCAGTCGTTCGCACGGCGGTAGTTTCTGCGATAAGTGAGACTATTCCTATAGATAAAACCTTTTTCGAAATTATTTATGTCATCATCAAGACAATAAACACCGTCTTTTGGCACTCCTGCAACAGTCTGTTTTAGTTTTCCTTTTTCGCGGTAACAGTAACGCTTACTTCCCATTGTTTTAAATTCATTGTAAATGCCGTCAAACTCGGCAATACCAAGTGTATGTGATTCCCCATTAAACACTACAGTTCCAAGTCCACGCTCTGCTGATTTTTTCATTACTTTATCATTATACTCAGCAAGTTTTTTTCTATCCCAGTCTGCCCCCTTAACGGAATCGGTGTCAGAGTAATACCATTTTTTGCAACACTTCCCAAGTTCGAATAACTCAGCCTGTGCATAGGCTGTCACCCATACCCCCCATTGATATGGTAAAAAACTGTTACGATTTTTGTAATACTTTTGTAGCTTTTCTTCATATTCTGATTCACTTAAAACATCAGACCATAGCCCAGTTTCGTAATCTTCTTCAAACATGGATTGTATCATCTTTTGAACCATCATGCCATAGATTCCGTTTAGTTCGCCTTTTGAAATCATATAAAGAACCGGGTCTGCATGTTTCAATGTGTTCTTATGTTCAAATAATTCAATCACATAAGATGTCAGCCAATCCGGAAGATAGTCTTTCTTTGCACGTATGACGTTTGCAACGTCAGCCCATTCAAAATCATATGCTTCAAATATGACTTGTAAATCCGGATCCGTAAATGGATAAATAATAAGATCTGCGTTTACGATCTTGCCGTTATCAAGATTCAATTCCATAGCTTTCTTTTTACTTGTACGATCTGCATCTGGAAACACACAAACTTTTGCTTTGTGAAAAGCAAGCGGTGGCATAGGATGGTCTTTTTTCAAGCGTAGCTTTTTCAATCGTATATAGCCGGCAAACGCATAATCTTCTTTTAGTTCCATGATATCTTGCAATGATAACTTTGTTTCTACAAAGTTGGTCATAGGGAACTTTTCATAAACGATTCTGGCAGGATAAGAACTTATAAAATCGTAGCACTCCACCGGTTCAGTAATTAACCGATTGACGTAGTACCTGTTAGCATGAACATAACCGCCATGATAGCAAGCAGTGAGTAATTCATACTGCTTTAAATTTAGTTGCATAGAAATAAAACGCTTATGCCATTTCTTGTCTTTTCGTGATCTTGATCTGGCTTGGTTGCGAATAAAGCCAGTGTTGGTCAGTGGGGCAGTAGCCACGTTCACATTTCTTTGTGATAAATAAAGTCGTAATGCTTTACAAAGACAAATCGTATCAATGCATACGTATGTAATTTCCTTTACAGTACGTCCAGATTCCGGAGTTCTTTTCTTTTTATAGTCCCATGTACCAGTAGCTTTTTCAAGTGTCCCCATGTCCTTGCAGAGACGTTCAAGAGTACGTTGAGTGAGTATGGCAGAATCTCTTATTTCAAGCCCAAAAGACTGCCATTGCATAAATACGTATCTATGTGTTTTGACTGCTAACTTACGGTCTGGAACTCCAAACTTTTCTATCAGATGATTCCTTAAAAACATGTAATCATATGACAGGTTATGGATGTAAAAACGAACTGTATGCTCTTTGTCACCATGAAGTGTATCACAGATCCGGTCAATCGTATTGATAAGATTACGCACATGATTACCATACAAACAGCAATCATTTTCTATAGTTATGGTCCAATCAGTGACCCATCCTATATCTTCTGTATCTGAAACGTATGTTTCAGTATCAATCGTTATGATTTTTTCATAAAAAGACTGGAAGTGTCCTGCATTACTTTTGCGGATGAAATCACCGTCAAAAAGACGCATGTAATCATAGTCTTTATATAAAACAACTGGATAACCTGCTATAACCATTTTTACCCCTTGTATGTATATTTTAATGCTTCTGCTTCTCCTGAGAAACCTAATTCTTTTGCTACGTCATCTGCTCTGTCTATGTCCGTGCGATCTCTGAACTCCTCTAATTTGCTAATTATTTCACTCATTGTGTCGCCATCACGCAAGGCTTTACCAACAAATTCTACAGCCTGTTCAGAAGAGTATAAAAGACTTATAAGTTCAAAAGCATAGGACTGGAAAAAAGCACTCATTTCACTTGTATCTTTAAACTCAAGTCCATATTCAGACAGCTTCTCACGTCTCTTTTTTATGATTGATTTCCACCCTGGCACTGTAGAACTTTTTTCTTTTAGAACATTCTGCATCATTTGTACCTGCTTACGCATGGAAGAAATCTGCATATAAAGGACGTTCCGATCGCTGTAATCCAACTTTATTTTTTCCCTTATTCTTTTATTATAGTCAAACTTTTTAAGAATTGCATTGTAATCAGCGTATGCACCACCGGATTCAGAAGTGAATCCTGCTCTCTCTAAACGCAACATACGCTGATTTAGACGTTTAGCCAGACTTGTATAAAGTCTGGCTAATTCTTTTTCATTGATTTTATATGGGTTTATAACCTGACCCTTGGTTGTGATTCTTTCTATACCCTTTAAAGCCATTTCTACTCCTTTCTGAACCTTGGTGCAATCCAATCATCAGACTGTTCAAAAGTACCATCCGGGTATACTACGATACCCTTTACCCATTTTAAAAACATTGTCGGACGTTTATAGCCAGACACTTTAAACTCTCCCCATAAACCGTTATAATCCATGAATTCTGTGACTGCATCCGCTCTCTTCTTTGCGTAGTATTCATAAATAGCATTAAACTGTGATTTACTTCTATTCATTATATGTTCTCCTTTTTTATACTTCTATCATCATAATCGCATCTTAACCCTTGCTTTTCAAGATCACATGCAAGTTGTTTATAGTTCATAGTAGCTTTGTTGTAATATGAATTCATTCTCATGTTATATATCCCCTATAATTCAATATTAAACAATCCATTAAGAGTATCTTCAAAACTTGGTTCAATATTGCAATATGCAATGATAAACTCTTCATTTGTGCATGGTGCTAACTCACGATGGATAGTCTCTCTGAGATCATCATTCATATATAATGCTATATCATTCATTTCCTCATTTGATACTTCCTTGACTGATTTCATAATTTCTCTCCTTTACTTGCTGACCTGTTATTTGTTTGCAAGATCATAGTACCAGTTTTGCATATAAAAGTCAACAGTTTAACAAAAAAGTATTAAAGTCAGACAGATTGATTAATTGTCAGAATTGTTTCTAATTTTCATACAATTTGTATAATTGTCAGAATTGTTTCTAATTTTCATACAATTTGTATAATTGTCAGAATTGT